GTTTTTTTTTTTTTTTTTTTAACCAGAGCAAATGCTCTAAGAGCAAAATAACATGATTCACCAAAAGGCTCAAACCCAAAATCACCCCAAACAGGGACAAAATGAACAGAATCACAAAAACTCTTACATAAATAAGCAGTGTGCGCTACTAATTTATCTCAAACAGAATCTACCGAATGATAGGTTACTTCTCACTCGATTTCTTAACTTTTCGACTAAAAAGTTGTCCTAATCCAAATGAATCAACATTTGGAGACGCAGTTCGCACAACCGGCGTCTTTATACTCCCAGACTGAGGAGTAGAACTCTTTAACTCAACTTCTTCCATATCATCTTCAGAATCAACAATCGTTTTAGTTTCGATAACCAATCGAGACAATTGCAACTGCAAATCTTTAATTGAGTCATGAACAGCTTCTTTAGTTCGTTTAGGTAAAATACCAGTAGTTTTAAATGACTTAAAATCAACATCTTTTAAAACTCGAACATTCGATGAATTGAAATAAGCTGGGTCAACTTTCTGCTTAATTGCTATCTTTTTAGTATGCTCATTAGTAATAACTGAACCCTTTAAATAAAGAGGAGCATCTAAAATTACCGCATTGTTCACAGTATAAATAGAACATCTAACATCAATGAAAAATGATGTAGGATCACTATAAATAAAAGCTATCTCGGCATTTTCCTCGTGAACTTGCACAAGAGTATGCTGGACAATATAATCATTAGTATCTATTGGAACAGCTACAAAAGTGAAATTATTAGACAGAACACTTAAACCACTGGTAACTGTACCAGCTAAATGTTGAACAACAGGCGCAACAGTATCAATAAGCATAGATATTTCAATAGTATAAAGACCTGGTGAATAAAAAGCTACAGTATTAGGAGCTGCAAAACTATATCCAGGCATACCTCCTATTTTAAAAAAATCATCATTTTTAGGTGTAGGAGGTACAATAGGCCTAAATACAGCGCTGACTTGCGAAACAGTAAAAATGTTAGCAGCAGAAACATGAGAATTATTACCAGGCTCTATAGTAATACTATAACCAGCAGAAATTCCTGAGTTCCTAACAGGAATGAAGAATTCCACTTCATAATCGACGAACAATTTACCTATGTTAGCAGTAGATGGAACCCCATCCAAAGCAAAACAAAAAGTACCCATATCATACAACAAATATGAAGAACCACTTGATAAAGGACCAGACCTAACAAAAAGATTTTTAGTAAATTTTTGATCCTTCATGTTCATCGAACCCCTTTCCCAAGCAGGAATACTAATAGCTCCCTTATAATCAAGGGCTTGCTGTACGGAAAAAGGAGCTGAATCATCAGCATTATAAAGAGGCAACATAACTATAGCTCCAGTTATGTTAGTTGAAGTATTAGGTTCATAATGAAATATCAACTTACGAAAGCGATATTCCCTAAAACCAACAGCAACTAAAGAAAGCCAAGGAAAAACTAAATCTACGCCAGGTTGACAGGCAAACGAATAAGTATCCCAAGGTAAATCATTCGAAGTGACAGACATCAAAAGCTCTCGATTCTTCACAACAAAACTTTTACCATTATTAACGCGTGGACCATTCTGCCGCAAAGTCAATGCCTTAGCAACAGGAGCTGAACGAGCTCGACCAGGCGTTAACCCTATTTTTGATTTAAGAATCTTCTTCTTCTTCAAAATAGGTTTAACTCGCAAAACGACTTTCTTCTTCTTCTTCATTCCTTTCTTAGTTCCACGCTTAATTCGTACAATCGGCATCTACAAGATCTAAAAATAAATCTTTCTGTCGCTCTGTAAAATCTTTTAAAAGGGTATCGTTTTCACCTGCAGAACCCCCTTCCAAAATAGTATACATATAAAGCAACTCTTGATCAGTCTTATAAACTGAGGCAACATCCTCATAAGAAAATTGATCAGCGCCTAACTTAGTACAAACTGAGCGCAATGCAACATTATAATACAGGTGCAACCAGTCAATATAATTTTGAATTAGAATTCGAACTGGTTTACAACACCAGGAAGTAATTCTCAATGCATTAGCTTTTAACAATGACAATCGCGCTGAAACAGCCTCATTGTCATGATCATTACCAACTGGCAATGATTTATAAAGCAAAGAACTAACAACTTTCTCTGCATCAGGAACAGGAAAAACTAAACCATCCATTTTCACAAACTTGTGAGATAGAAATTGCAAATCAATTAATTTTCCTGATTTAGTAGCTTCAGGCTTCATAATAAGCCCAATATCATTCCAAACTCTAGCCACTTCCTGAATGTTAAAAAACTTAACACAAATATTAGAAACAGTCCAAATAGAATCATCACCACACAAAGCAGCACTAACATTTTCATGAAAATAAAGATAATTCTGATGACCGCCTAATTTCAACCAAGCATAAACAAAAAGCATATAGTGAACCATAGTATTCGTAACAATCGTTAACGAACTACCACTAGGATTTCCTTGAAACTTAGAATAAAGTTCACCATTAG